TGAACGCTGACACCTTGGCATCCGAGCGTCCGAAGGCGAACGCGCGACGCGGCGGCGCGTTCTGCATGGTGACCAGCGGTTGCGGGTCCTCAAGGCCGAACACGTCATTGACGGCCACGGCCTCGACGATCGACCGACGCACCGCCTTGAAGCGGCGCACCATGTCGGCTTCGTACTTGCGGCGCAGCGTCAGCGTACGTGTCGGGTCGACCTTCCGGGCCGCGTTGAGCGTCAGACCGTGGCCGCAGCAATCAAGCGGCATCGGCGATGGGCTCCGGTTTCAGCTCGCGCCAGACTTCGGGCCCGAGCGCGATGGCGCCCTGATAGGGCTCAACCAGGTCAAGGTTTAGCGCCTTGTCGCCATGGGACAGGGTGATGTGCGGCTGGTACCCTTCGTGCCGCCACTCGGCGCCGGCTCCTCGGATTTGCTGATGACGCCAGTCGAGATCGTTGTGCGTGAACATCAGGACGATAGCCCCGTCATCGCCAAGCCCCTCGACGATGCGGACGCCGCCAGGCGCCACCATCAACCGGCCGGTGTCCTCCCGATCGGCCGGCGTCCAGGGCCCACCCGCCCTCATCCAGTCAAAGGCGATACGAGAATAGGCGAGCGTTACATGTAGCTCTTGCTCGGACACCAGGTCTCGGAAGCCTTGCCGGCGAGCCCATGCCAGGATCTGCCGTGCATTGAGTACCTGGCGGAAGGCGTACAGGGTGCGCGGCCGTGCGTTGTCGCGGCGGTCGGGATCTTCATCGTCATCGTCGCCCGGCTCGGGATCGGCGTCGTCATCGTCCTGCAGGTCCGGGTCCGTTTCATCGATCGGCACCAACTCCTCGACCTCGAATTCGCTTTCCGGCTCCATGTTCAGGAAGTCGCGTCGGAATTCCTGCGGCGGCACGACAAGCGATGCGCCGGGTGAATTCGAGTATGTGGCGAGCGCGTTGGTGCGGTTCACCAGGACGGTCGACTCCTCGACGGGCCCGAGGGCGGCTTGCTCGGGCCATTCCGCCCACCACTGGCCCTGCGGCTGCGGCCAATTCCCTGTGGCAATCATCGCATCGCCGAACGGCCGCAGGATGCTCGGATATGCGAAGTCCTTGCGGCGTTCGTCGACACGGGCATTCCAGTTGTTTTCGTCCTGACCGCTGGCGAGCTCGCCCCGCTCGCTGCCGATCAGGATGCGCTTGGGGATGCCCGTTGCACCCGCGACTTCGTCAAGGAGCTTGTCGACGTTCGGGCCCGGATCTGGATCTTCGCTGCCGAGCACAGTGGCCGTCATGCCGGTTCCAATCAGGTTGCGGCGCAGCTGGTGCTGGAATTCTTCGGCCTGCTCCTTCATGTCCTTGATGTCTTTTTCGTCCAGCCGCGCCTCCTTGTCGGCACTCAGCATCATGCCGCGGTTGGCTGTGAGCCAGAACGTCTCGGCGCTGCCGCCCATGACCTTTTCGAGATCCAGAAGGCGGTTATAGATCGGCTGCAGACAAGGGGTACCATAGACAAGGTTTTCGTCCGGCGTTTCGGTGACATGGATCACACGCGAGTAGTGGACTTGGAAGTTGCGCGCAGGAACAGGCCGATCCGCATTGAGAAGATTGCCGGTCTGCACCGTGTACATCAGCGGCAACCCGAACCGCGGATCTTGCTGATTGGTCACCCACGAATTCACGACAACGCTGGCTCGCCGTAGGGCTGCAGGTAGAGCAACGGATGCTTGCCCGGTACCAACGGCTCGCGCAGATCCTTGCCGTCTTGGAACCCCATGACCAGGATACCGAACTTGCCAATGCGCGCGAGGCGATCGAAGCGCTGTAGCACCTGCAGAACGCCGCGCTCCTCGAAGAACTTCTCGACGGCGGCATAGAACGGCGAGTAGCCGTCGCTCTTTTCCTCGCTGGAGTCGCCCTTCTCATCGCGAATGCACGGATAGTCCCGCCACGTCGCCTTTGGATAGCTGGTCACGATCCGGTTCGCGAAGCCGCCGCGCTGATATTGCGCGTAGAAGTCTTCGGCCTTCAGAACGCGCGGATAGCCGAAGACCTCGTATAGGTCGCGCCGGCCTGCATGCGTGAAGCCGAGCGCACCGGCAAGCCATGAGCGCCAGACGCTGAATTCGTTTCCCATCAGTGCCTCACCATGCCAGGCGCCACACACGGCGCGTCTGGGAATCCGTCCAGCGCAGAGTCCAGGGATAGCACACCCATCCGATCTTGCGGACCTGGCGCACGCGCACGAAGATCCAGCATCGCCGTGTGACGCGTACGCTGCGCCAGCGCGTCTTGATTTTGATCGGGCTCAGCGACATCAGTGCAGCCCTATCCTTGAGCGGCGCAGCTTTTCGAGCGCGTACCGGCCGGCGTCGATCACGTGGTTCTTCTTGTCCTCCAGCACCGGCAGCACTTCCTCTGTCTTGGGATCGGTCTTGAAGCTGTAGTACGTGAATTCATCGATGGCGTGGGCGCAGCTCGGGTGAATGACGATGTCCCACGTTTTCAGGAATTCCACGCCCTCCTCGACTGACCCCTTGCCTTTCTTGCTCGCGTATACCAGCGGATAGCCGTGCTTGTTCAGGTAGCTGATCGTGTCCGGCCGGCTCGAGTCCGCAGTGCACGGCCACCTCCGCGAACCCGGAATCCCCTGCCACGTATTCTTTTGCTCTTGTTTAAGAGTTGCCCATGCCTGGGCGTTCTTCTCGATCAGCGCGGGATCGGCGCAGCCGCCGAACAGGAACGGCAGATAGTCGATGTCCACACCGATGCCGTAGGCTTCCGCGCTAATGAACAGCTGCCGCCCCTCGATATACATTTCGAGCAGCACGGCAGGATCGACGCTGAATCCGAAGTCACCGCCGTAGAACAGGCGATCGACCTGGTCACGCGCCTTGAATTCCTCCGGCGCACCGACGCGCCAATTCTTGAAGACGCGAGCCGAAGAATGCTTCAGGTAGGCGCCTTCCCAGACGTGCATGTAGCGGTCATGGTCCCGGCGCTTGTCGAACTCCATATCGGCAACAAGCTCAGTGTCCCAGAACCACGGGTTGTGCCAGTAGTTGGCGTGAACGCAGATTGCGTTGGGGCGCCCCTCGCGAAAGAACACGTCGACCGGGTCCTTAGGGTCTTTCCGGTTCCAGGAAAACCAGACCTCGGAACCCCGCTTGCGCAGGGTTGGCGTCAGCAGCGTGAGCGAGCGCTGGCTAAGGGTCTGCGCCTCCTCGACGTGGGCGAAATCGAAACCCTCGAATGACTTCACCGTCTCCGCATTGTGGTTCGCCATTCCGTGATAGACGAACTCGCCGCCGCCAGGCGTCACGATGCGATCGCGCTGAGGATCGAAGTAGCGCCCGACGCCAAGCTCCTGAATGCGCCGCTCATGCAGCGGCTTCACCGACTGCATCAGCGAGGTTTGGTGCTCGCGCACGAACAGGCCACGGGTGCCGGGGCGCATCACCGCCCACTCGATGGCGCTGTCAGCGAAGAATTGCGACTTGCCCGAGCCGCGCCCACCGTGCGCGCCCTTGTAGCGCATGGGCTGCAAGAGCGGCTCGAATACCTCGGCGGTCTGGATATCGAGGCTAATGCCCCTGCGACGCGGGGGCACGGACAATCACCCGCCGAACTTCCTGCACCTGCACGATGCCGGAATGGTCGATATCAACTTTCTCGCGCCACTTCTCGGGCTGGCGGTTTGTGAGCCACAGCTTCATGGACCCGGGATCTGGCGGCACGTGCTCAGTGTAGTCGGTGATTACCGCCGCCCCTTCGTACTGGTTGATCTTCACCGCATCGTAGCTGTAGCCAACCGCGCGCTGGTACAGGCTGCGTTCAACGATGGCGTCCGCGTGCAGTTTGCCCACCACAAGCGCGCTGCAAAATTCCTTGTGTTCACAACGCCAACGCCAAATGGTTGATGTCTTGACCCCGAACAACTCGGCCAAATCGCGATCGGTCGCGCCCATCTCGCAGGCCTTGCGCGCTTGCTTGGCGAACTCGCGTTTGTACTTGGGAAGCCTCGCACCATCCTTTGCTGCGGCCTCGCCAGGGGGCACCAGAGGCGGACGGACTTTGCGCGGGCGAGGCGTCCCGGTCAGACACGGTGACTCGATCGGCACCTTGGGCTCGGTCTCGACAACACCGCGCGAGCGCCGTTCCGCGGCATCCGCGGCGGCTTTCACCGCTTCCGGGACTGGTTTGCGCTTGCGGCGCACCGTCGAGTCCTCACGCCGCCCGGAGCGTCAGCTCATAGCCGATGCCCCAGACGGAATTGATGCGACCTGGAAAGCCGGCCTTGGTAAGCCGTTTCCGCAGGTGGCACATGTGCACGTAGACGGACCGGAGCGCGTTGTCCGGACCGCCGTTGATATCGTCGCCCCATCCTGCATCAACAAGAGCCTCGCGCCTGACGACGCGCCCGGACGATCGAGCGAGGGACGACAGGAGGCGGCTTTCGAGCGGCGTCAACCTGGCAGAACCACCGGGCCATGACGCGCACTTTCGGGCCGCGTCGATATGCAGACCGTCAGCGTTCCATGTGGCCTCGCACCTTGGGCAGATGTGCAGTTTCAAAGTCATCGCAACGGGTTCGAAAGTGTGGCTGATTCCACCTCCTAAGGATTTTCAGACGTCTGTCAAGATAGCAGCTATCTGCCTCGCGCATGTAGCTGCTACATGATCCACACTGATAGATGCTATACGCACCGGCTTGATAGCCGCTAGCTGCACATGGTAGATAGCAGCTATCACTATGGCACCTGATAGCAGCTACATGCGCACAATCGTCATTGCCGCTTCCAAGGGCGGCGCCGGCAAGAGCACCCTATGCACCGCCTTGGCTGTTCGCGCGACGAAGGACGGCGAACGCGTGGCCATGATCGACCTGGAACCCCAAGGCTCGCTGACGCAATGGCATCAGCTAAGGGGCGAGCCGGACAATCCAGGCCTGTTCCGAGATCCGGGCAAGCTGCGCGCTGATTTGAAGCTGTTGCAGCGGGATGGCTGGTCTTACGCATTCATCGACACGCCGCCGGCACTGATGGACGTGATCGAGGATGCGATTGCCGTCGCCGATGCCGTGCTGATTCCGGTCCGGGCGAGCGCGTTCGATCTAGCTGCTATCGACCCGGTGCTCGATATGTGCCGGACGAGGCGGAAGCCGCACGCCTTCGTCATCAATGCCTCCGAGCCCAAATGGCGACTTACCGGCCAAGCTGCGAAGTCGCTGCAGGGTGACGGCATGGTCCTGCCGTCAATGGTGGCGTATCGCATGGCCTACGTGGCGGCGATCACGAAGGGGAAGACGGCGCCAGAGATCGACAAGGCGGCGCGCAGCGACATAGACGCGCTGTGGGGTGATGTCCTGGCGCTGTTGGGGAACGCCGCCCGTGTCAGCTGATTTCGACGCCCTGCGGGCCAAATTCCGGGCGCAGGCGCAGGCCGAGCCCCCACGCAAGGCGCGCAGGCGACGCGAGGCAAAGCGTGTGGCGGCGGTAGACGGCCGATCGCTGCGGGCCAAGGGGCGTACGGCGCAACTCAATTGCCGGGTTCGGCCCGAGCTACGCGACCGCCTGCGCCGCGAGTGCGAGGCGACGGGAATGCAGCTTGCCGACGCCATAGAGCAAGCTTTGGAGGCATACCTTGAGCGACAAGGCGCCTAGCAACGGCGCCGATCGGCTGGTGACGTTCGCGAGAGAATGCTTGTCGCCATCGCCGAGCGGGCACACCGAAATCGGGGCGATGTTCTGTGCCTACCGCGTATGGTGCAGGCGGCGCGGACATGAAGGCATGGAGCATGGGCCTTGGGGGGACGCATTCGCCGAGCTGTGCAAAGCCGTGGGCATCAAGATCCTGCCGATCGGCGGACTCGTCTACGTTCTGCACACTCGCGTTGCGTGGGAGATCGTGCATCCGGGCGACGGGCCACCGGAGATGGAACCCAAGGCTCCGGCCGAGCTATGGGCCAGCGCCTTGTCTGAGCCGGCGCGGTTTCCTTGGATCGCACGGGTGAGACGTTGGATTGGGATTGAGCGAGCTCCTTGAGCCGCATCTGACCCGCTACCCCTCATCCAGCGCATCCCGACCTGTTGCCCTCCCGCTACTTCCCCGAAGCGGTATATGCTTCTGCCTCATATGTATAGGGAACTCGCACACCCGAATCGTTGCAAGCTCAACATAGCTTAGTCCCTATTTGTGCAAGTTCCGGTACCTTGAGCCCGCCATGCGCGTTCAAAGTCACATCTACGCGCATCCCTATCGAGAGGCCATCATGGCAAAGGGACCAGAGCAAGACACTTTTGCCAAGCACGCGGACCTGAAGTTCGACGTGAAGAACCCCCGATTCGCAAGCGAAGACGGCGTGAAGGGTGAAGACAAGGCGCTACAATACCTCATCCAGAACGCGGACGTCGATGAACTCGTTTCATCGATACAGAGTTCTGGATGGATTGATTATGAGCCACTTATCGTGGAGCGGCGCACCAACGTCGTCTTAGAGGGAAACAGACGCCTCGCCGCCCTGCGGCTACTTAGCGACGAAGTCTTGCGAAAAAAGCTCAGTTATAAAATACCTAACGATGGTAAACTGCCGAAGTTACCAGATGAAGTAAGGGTTCGTTGGGTGACAGATCGCGACCAAGCGCGAGCGTTCATTGCCTTCAAGCACATCAACGGCCCAATGAGATGGGACGCTCTAGCCAAAGCCAAATATGCTGCCGAATGGATAAACGACGAGAACGCAGATATAAATAACATTGCGAAGCAAATAGGCGACAACCACAATACGGTCCTGCGGCTAGTGAACGGCTGGCGTGTACTCCAACAAGCGCTCGGCAATTCATTCGAAATGGATCAAATCACGGCGCGCCGTTTCAATTTCTCGCATCTTTACACAGCTCTGAGCCGACCAAACATCCGTGAATTTCTGGGCTTACCAGACAATGTTGCAGAGCTATTCAAGGAAAAACCGATCCCCAAGGGCCATACGAAGCAGCTCGAGCAACTTATGGGCTGGATCTATGGTCAGGCACAAGTCGGTCAGCAACATTTAATCAAAAGCCAGAACCCTGACCTAAACCGACTAGTGAAGGTCATTGGCAACAAACGCGCGCGCGCGGTCCTAGCGGAGAACGATGATCTCCTTCGCGCGTTCGAACTCGTTGAGCCTGCTTCTTCTCGTTTCGAGGAAGCATTGGCCGGCGCCGCCAATAGCGCCGAGAAAGCTCTTGGCCTCGTCGCCTACTACGAGCCATCAAAGCAACCAAGCCTTCAGGACACCATCAAGGGTTTGGCCACAACGGTGCGAAGTATTCGGGACAGCATGCGGAAGAAGGCAGAGGGGGAGGATGATGATCTATGATTACCAGTCCGGACTTGGAAGCTTCCCGGAGCCGCCTTGGCGATTGGCTTGAACTTTGCGCATTGTTTTCCCCACATGGCGCCGCTGGTCAGGCGGAGGTGGCAAGCGTAGCCCGTCTGGCAAGCGACGAGCATAGGGAGATCCAGAAAGATGACGGTCAACTTGTGGAGCCAGAAATCCTTGAGACTGATCTGGAAGAGAACCTCGACCGGATAGCTGAGGAGATCTTTTCCAGGCTGGAAGCGCTCGGTGAGGACTACCCCTTCACCGTCACAAAACAACCATTTCGTCTGTCCGTGCGAGGCGAATTGAAGGATCAGACCGATGCGGCTTGGGTCTATCTTTTTCTTTTGATGCTCTCTGCGACGCGTGACGGGTTTATCCCTAAAACGCAGGACGTGGACAAACGTATTAGGGAGGCTCGTGTTCTTTTTCACGTTTGCGCCAGCATCGGAGTTGCTGGTCTCCTTCGCAACGCGAAGACAATTTGGTTTGGATGGCCGCGACCCGAAAAAACCAACTTTTTGAACGCTCTCGCTCAACTGTGCACAAAGCTGGGCTACGGCAAAGCGAAAACTCGTATTCCCGGCGGCTATCCCGATTCACCCAAGGACGATCAGATCGACGTAATTGGTTGGCGCTCGTTTAGGGACAAGCGAAACGGAAACCTACTCGTTTTTTGCCAAGCAGCCACTGGTCACGACTGGAGAGACAAATCCCTTCTCGCGCACCTTGAGGCATTCGGATTGTGGTTCGAACTCGAACCCTATGCAAGGCCAACTGGTGCCATCGCCATACCGTTCCCAGCCCACCATGAGGTCGACGAGCATGACGATGGATTTGAGCTGTCGCGGCATCGTGCCCTCCACCTTGCGCAAATGGACTTGGGAGTGCTTATTGATCGCGTTCGCATCGTTGAGTCGGTGCGAGACGTTCTTGCTCATGGCACTGAAGGCATAGACGGCATTGACAAGCTGCCAGAACTTAAGGGGTGGGTTACGGACACCGTCGAGGCGATCAAGGTAGCCGCCTGAGATGTCCCCCCGGCACCCGCTGCACTCCCTCTGCCCCTACTTTGCGATGTTCCCTGAAGGGTTCGTCGAGCGGCACGTTCTTGCTCACACAAAGCCCGGTGATGTGGTGTTTGATCCCTTCTGTGGGCGTGGCACTACCGTCTTCCAAAGTCTATTGATGAAGCGGCAGGCCGCGGGACTCGACATAAACCCCGTTGCGGCTTGCGTTGGCGGAGCCAAGGCCGACCCACCATCCCTCATTAACACCCTTCAACGGCTCTCCGAGCTTGAGCAGACCTTCGGCTCCCGAAGACGTCGGTACGCGACGCCCGCGCCATTTTTTCACCATTGCTTCCACGTTAATACCTTGAAGCAGATTCTTTTCTTGCGAGAGACCTTGGCTTGGCGCACCAGCAAGGTGGATCGCTTTATTGCCGCGATGACGTTGGGTGCCCTGCATGGCGAGTCGCATAAGTCAACACGTTGCCTCAGCAACCGTATGCCTCGGACCATTTCGACCAAGCCTGATTACTCAATCCGCTGGTGGCAAGAACGTGGTCTCATTCCGCCAGAAAGGGACGCCTTCTTCATCCTCCGCGACTTGGCCAAATTTCGCTTTAGCATAGAGCCCGCCCCCGTCAACGGCACGGTAAAACTTGGAGATGCTCGGACGGCGGCCAAGCTGTTCCCTTCCCTGCGCGGCCGTGTCCGATTGGTCGTGACCTCCCCGCCCTATCTCGACGTTACGGACTACGCAGAGGACCAGTGGCTCAGGCTCTGGTTTCTTGGCGGAAAACCGGCACCCAACGCGCGACAATTTCGCGACGACCGTCTCACTCAGCAGGCGGAGTACTGGACGTTTCTCAGGGATTCTTGGCGTGGCCTGGTCGCTCTCTTGGCCCCGAAGTCTCTTCTCGTGGTACGCATTGGGGGACGTCTTCCTCAGAAGGAGATCGCAGAGAATCTGCTTGCCTCGCTGCGATCCGCCTTTTCGTCACGGCAGGTACTTCGTCGAAGTGCCCCCGTTATGAGCGAAGTGAAGGGCCCCCAAACAAACATCTTTCGCCCAGGCGCAGGTAAGAGCGTCGAGCACGACTTTGTGTTTGCGGTTCGCTGACACGCTGTAAGCAAACCTGCTGTTCCGTCTTAACCGACCGCTGAGCCAAGAGCGCCGGCTATGCAACCTTACCTTTCGTGTCTGGACGGCCCGTGACGGCCGCTTTCGTCTCCATACTAATTGTGCTACTCGCCCTTGTTTGCCCGCCAGCGGCCACGCCAGCCAGCGCGAGCCCTATTCCGACCGCCAAATAGCCCGAGAGACAAGCCTCCAAGACGATTCGCTACGCGTCATCATCATCGACGGCAGGCGCGTCTATTGCGTCGATTGCCGGTTGGCCTACCCGAAGCGGGAGCCCGAACTGTGGAGCCGAGCCCACTCGCAAATTGCCTGATCTACTTGGGCGGCTCAGGCCCGCGGCTGGCTTCGGCGGTGGCCTCGACTTCACCGGCGGGGCAGTAGGCACACGACGCCAAGGCTGCAAAAGAGAACCGCACTCGATCCACAGCTGTCTTTTGCTTTCCATAGTTTGGCCGCTATCGCACTGAAGT